GGCGGTGTGGCGGCATGATACCCGTGCGGGAGCGGCATGATAAAAAAACGATTTGCAGGGGTGGTTTTTTGCCCGGAAATTTGCACCAAAACATGACGCAAATGGCAAAGCAATTTTTCAACATGATAGCTTCCGAGGACGGTACGGCCTGTATCTTACTGTATGGTGACATTGGCTGCGGCACGGATGAGATACGGAGCTCGGAGATAGTCAGGGAGCTTATGGAACTGACATCCCTTTATAAAAAGGTGGATATCCGGATCAACTCCATGGGCGGTGACGTATTTGCCGGACTTGCCATATTCAACGCGCTTCGAAACAGTGGCTCGAATATTACATTATATATAGATGGCGTGGCAGCCAGCATAGCCAGCGTGATAGCTTCCTGCGGAAAGCCGGTATATGCGAGCCGTTACGCCCGCCTGGTGGTACACAGCGTATCGGGCGGATGTTACGGGAACAAGGAGGACCATAAACGTTGCATAAACGAACTGGAATCCCTGGAAGAGACCCTGGCCGATATCTATTCCGCAAAATCAGGGAAGGACCGGGAAGAGATCAAATCTTCTTTTTTTGACGGGAAGGACCATTGGTTCACGGCGGAAGAAGCCTTAAAGGAAGGCTTGATCGATGGCATATACGATACGGAACCCGTCGAAGAGGCCTCTTCCCCTGAAGAAATATACCATGTTTTCCAAAACCGTTTAAAACCAAACCCAAATACAATGTTTACAGACGAATTAAGAAAGAGACCGTCATTCGCCAATCTGGCAAGTGACGAAGAAATGCTCCGGCACATCGGACACCTGGAAACGGAAGCCGGACGCGTATCCGGCTTGACAGCCCAAATCACCGAGCTTCAGAGTTCCCTCCAAACGTATAAGGACAAGGAAGAAAAAGAAGCCGAAGCCAAAAGGAACGCCCTGGTCGACGCAGCCGTAAAGGACGGCCGTATCCGTGAGAACCAGAGAAAGATGTACCAGGACCTTTTAGTATCCGATCCGGAAAATGCGGAGGCGGTGCTTAAATCCCTGAAACCGTCCCGCCGTGTGCTGGACGATATCCAGACTACCCGTGAGGAGGAAACCTCCGCATGGGAAAACAGAATGAAACAAATCAAAGACAACTTAAAATCTTAACAAAACGATGATTAAAGTAACCAATACCAACTATGCGGGTGAAGTGCTGGAAATGCTTCTTACCCGGGCCGCAACAAGCAACGAATTAGTAGAAAAGGGACTGATCCACATGGAACCGGGTGTGGAAAAAGCGTATTTCCTTCCCCGCATGAAGACGGGAAAGATGCTTCAAAAGCGCAAGGAAATGCCAACCAGCCAGGACAGCAAGGGGGATTTCACGTATGACGAACGTGCCTTGACCCCGGTGGACTTCATGGCATACACGGAGTTCAATCCCCGTTCCTTTGAAAATATCTGGCGCAAATGGCAACCAAAAGGGAACCTCGTGTTTTCGGAGCTTCCGGCAGAGGGACAAAACGCGTTGCTGCGTGAAATGTCCAAACAGGTAAAATTCGAACTGGGATTCCACTTCATCAATGGCGTACTGGGCGATGACGACGACCACCTCTTTAACGGCATCGTCACCCGTATGTTAAGCGACAAGGACGTCATCTATGTGGTTTCCGGTGAAACGTCCATGCTGAAAAAATTGAAAGCCGTGAAGGACTCTATTCCGACCACCATGAGAAGCAATCCGGGACTTAGAATCCTGATGAGCGTAACGGATTTCGACCAGTATGACGAAGAATTGACCCAGCAGCCCAACAAGGGGGCCAACTATACGGACATGAACGTTGAGCGCTACAAGGGCATCCATATCGTTCCGCTCTCTTCATGGCCGGAAGGTCTCATCGTGGCCACCGTCTGTGGAATGGATTACGATACGAACCTCTGGGCCGCCGTCAACCTTGTGGACGACATGGACGTGATCCAGATCGATAAAGTGACGAATGCCGGTGAAAAGTATTTCTTTAAAATGCTGATGAAGGCGGACACGAATATCGCCTGGGGTGAAGAAGTCGTCCTGCTGGATTCCAGGGAGGTGGAAGATGCGGAACTTAGCGGTACGACCATTACGCTTAAAAGCCCGTCCGGACAGATCGAGATCACGCCGGAAGCAGCCGCAACCTACAGCATTACCGGCGGCGGCGTTATTCTGGGCGCTCGCTTGTGCATTGCCAATAAGGCCACGGAAAAGGAAAATGTAATCACTATCGGAACATTTGACATAGAAGCGGGCAAAACCGTGACTGTCGGATATGACGGCAAGAATTGGTTCAAAGCGGCAGGAGGCGCTAAGGCGTGAAGACTTCGGAGAAAGGAAAAGCCCTTATCCGGGAATTTGAATCGCTGCGCTTGGAGGCTTACCGTTGCCCCGCCGGAGTCCTGACCATCGGTTACGGTCATACGGCAGGCGTAAAGGAAGGCGACCGGATCGATAAAAGGCGTGCCGAGTATTTCCTTGATAAAGACCTGGAAGACGTGGAAGCGGTCATAAACCGCGAATGTCCGGGGGTGAACCAGAACCAGTTCGATGCGCTTGCCTCATTCGTTTTCAATCTGGGGGTAAAGAAATTTCTTTCCTCCACGCTGCTTAAATGCGTGAAGGCGAATCCTGGCAATCCCAATATCCGGGGCGAATTTCTAAGATGGATAAAGGCGGGAGGCGTCACCCTGTCGGGATTGATGCGCCGTCGCCGTCGGGAAGCGGAACTGTACTTTTCATAAAGGAAGGAGGTTTTCCCGATGGACCATTTCCTGGACATACTGCAAACGGTATTTAGCGCCAGTGGCTGGATTTGGGGTGTCCTGTTGTTTTTCCAGACCCGCAAGCTAAAGAAGGCGCAACTGGTAAAAGATACCCGGGCGGTATGGCAGGAAATAGCCGAATCGAACAACGAGTCACTTTTAAAACAAAACGAAAGACTGATAGAATTGCATGAAGAATTTTGGAAACTTAAAGACACTCTGGAAATGGTGCTGCACAAAATTGTTGTCTGTCGCCATTATGATCGCTGCCCTGTCCGCATTCTCGTGCAGGAGCACGAAGGGAACTTCTACCATAGAAGGGGCGGACAGTCTCCGATGGGACAAAAAGGTTTCCGTCACGCTCGCGACAATCCCGTCGAGCCTGGCCAGGATGGAGATACCGATCGACAGCCTCCGTAAGCTCCCCGAGGATGCCGTCTATGAGAAGAAAGAAGGCAAGGCAACCGTAAAGGCCAGTGTAAAAGACGGGACGCTTCTGGTTTCCGCCTCCTGCGACAGCCTCCAGGCGCTGGTCTACAGCCAGCAGGAAGCACTGGTGCGTATACGTGATACGCTGGAGCAGTACGAAAGCCAAAAAGGACCGGATGTATTTACATTTTGGATGCAAATCAAATGCTATTTGACCGGTGCTTTAATAGGATTTACGTTGACATATTTTATAACCAAAATCAGAAAATAACAATGGATAAGAAAAAGACACGTTCCATCGGACTCAAGAAAGCGATGTTCGGGGATGTAAATCCCGAAGGAGGAATGCCTTCGGCTGAGAACCTCCTGCAATTGGGGAATACGCTGAAAGGGACGGCTTCATTCAACACGGAAGAAGACAGCGCCCAGGATTTCTACTCGGAGGAGAACGGTTCCACCCCTGAAGAATCCGTTCTGACGGAACCGGGGTTGAAACAGGTGAAGCTGAATCTTATGGAATGGGACAACGAGACGCTGAAAAAAGTTTTCGGGGGTACGACCAAAACGGAAGATGTCACCGTCGAGGGCAAGACTTACAGTGTCGAGAAGTTCGTAGCCCCCAAGGACATGGTCACTGTCGAAATGGCCGTAAGGGTCATCAGCCTTTACAACGTATGTATCGACATTCCCCGTGCCCAGGTCAAGGCCCGTTTCGTATGGAACCTGACACGTACCGATATCGCCCAGATCGAAATCACGGCAAAGGCAATGGCTCCGATCGGAGCAAACGACGGTCCGTATGAGGTGTATAAGCTGGGTGAACCCAAAGCGGAAGAAGGAGCATAAGGATGGGACGCAAACTTCGTGAATCGGATGCGGCCGGGGCAATGCTGGATGACACGATAGCGATAGACATTCCGGCGCCCTGGTTGCTCCGAAAGTTCGGGCAGAAAAGTATCCGGGCATATTTCCGTCTTCCGGTTTATGCGACTCTTTTAAGGATCAGCAAGATGTATACCCGCCTTGGAATAGACCTGACAAGGCTTCAAAAAGGGGAACTGCATGAGGTGATGCACATCATCGCCAAACATGGAAAGAGGGTTTCCCGTATTGTTGCGACAGGGCTGCTTAGGGGTGGAATAACGAATTTTCTATTTTGCCGGTTGCTGGCCTGGTATCTTAGAAATCACATGACATCGCTCGGCATGGCGCAACTGGCAAAGATCATGTTGTTGCTTTCAGGCGGTGAACATTTCGCCAGTATTATCAAATCGGTCGGTCTGATGAGCGTGACCAGTCCGGTTTTGAGCCAGAAGGAAACGAGGAGTTAACGGTGGAATTTATTCCGCCCCATAGCCCGTTTGGACAAATAAAACAAATTATGGAGGCCGGTTTCACCTATCATGAAATCATGTATGAAATTCCCTGGTGCGTGATACTTAACATGATTAGCGACACCGGAGAAACCAGGAAAAAACAGGAAAACTCAGATTTAGAAGAAGGCGAACCGATCAGTTCCGAACAGGAGGAACTGGAGTTCCTCGGCTTAGCTTGAAAAGTGTTATGAACGAGACAGTACAGGTTACATATAAATTCGGTGGGGACCTCGACAAAAAAGTCGAGGAAGTAACGCTGGGTATCAAAGGACTGCGGGACGAGTCGGAAAGCACATTCCGCCGTTTACTGGAGTCCAGCGATAACACGTTCAATTCCATGAGCGAAAATAACCGTCGCCTTGCTGTCAGCATTCAGGAAAACATCAATACCCTCCGGCAATTATCGGCAACGGAAGAATCCCTGGAGAACAGCAGGGCGCAGGGGAACATATCGACAGCCGCCTATCTTGAAACCAAAGCCAAATTAGTAGTAAGGGAAAATGAGCTCCGTGAGGCGATCATTACCGGGACACATACTTTAAACGAACGGATAGGCAAGGAAAAAGAGGCAGTCGGTTCCTTGAACTCGTTGCGCGGTAGTATGATGTCACTCGTTGATACCTACCGGTCCATGAGCAAAGCCGACCGGGACGGGGAAGCGGGCAGTCAGCTACTTACAAAAATCCAAAACCTTGACAAGGAGATCGGCCAGGCAGAAAGCCGTCTGGCCGGCCTCCGCAGTGCCGGAGGAGCCACATTTAACAGCCTTAACATGTCCGTCCAGCAGGTGGCGAGGGAACTTCCCTCGCTGACCATGGGCGTGAATACCTTTTTCCTGGCCATATCAAATAACATGCCGATCCTGATCGACGATGTAAAACGGGCACGCCAGCAATATGCGCTCCTCAAAGCAGAAGGACAGGCGGCCACCCCGGTATGGAAACAACTCGCATCGTCCATCATTTCATGGCAAACGGCGTTAGTTGTTGCCATCACCATGCTTTCCATGTACGGGAAGGATATTATCGCCTGGGGACAGGATTTGTTTTCCGCAAACAAGTCACAACGCCTGTTGACCGAAAGTTTGCAGGAATTTAACGAGGAACTGCTGAAGGAACGCCAGTCACTGGAAGAAGTATTCAGCCGGCTGAATAAGACGAAGGAAGGGACGGAAGGCCGGAGAAAAGCCATCAACCAAATCAACGACCTGTATGGAAAATACCTTCCTAATTTGTTGTCGGAAAAAAGTTCTCTGGATGAAGTAAACGCCGCTTATAAACGGATTACCGCATCGATCAGGGAAAATGCGGCGGCAAAAGCCCAGGCTTCGGCTACAAGCAAAGTTGCGGACAAGGCGCTCAAAACACAAGCGGAGGCTTTAACTTCCATGCGTAACGAACTGAAAGGTCAGGACACGGGGTTTATAGACCGACTGATCGGCGATATCATGGACCTGACGGAAGAATCCGAGCGTGCCGGATTAGGCTTCCAAAAAACATGGAGCACGGTCCTGGGAAAAGTACAATATGAAACGAAGGGTATAAAAATAGACAGTGATTTTTATGGATCACTCGAAGACTATATCAAAAGCTACCTGGAATCGGAAAAGAAGATAAAGGATATCCAAAAGCAGTATAACCCGTTTTTTAACAAGGAAGAGGCTGAGAAGGCGATCACAGAAAACAAAGAATACTGGGAAGAGGTAAAGAAACAGGCGGAATCCGTACTGGAAAATATATCTGCGGAACAGAAAAAATTACTGGATGCGGGAAAAACTACCGGCATAAGTGAAACGACGGTTGCAACATATAAAGAAGCGCGTAAAAATATAGAGGAAGCCACCGCCGCCCTTAAAGCGTACGATTCGTACGACAAGCAAGGGAAAGAAGCGACCCGGAGCATGAGCAAGGAACAACGGGAAAAGGAAAAGGCCAATGCTGTCAAGGCGGAAGCCGCCATGCGCCTTCTGGAGATCGAAAGAGGGGAACAATCCATTGCAGAGGCAAAAAGCGAACTTGAATTGAAAAACCAGGCTTCGGAAATAGCCAGGATGAAAGACGGGGCGGCCAAGGAATTAAGACAGATCGACCTGGAGTATCAACAGAAATTGTCCTCGATCCGGAAATATGAACAGAATTTGTTACAGGCACAGCAGGAACTGGAGAAAAAGAAGTGGGAAATGGAAAACCCCGACTGGAAGAAAAAGGGACTGGAATTTACTCCGAAAACGACTTCGACGGACCAGTTGCCTTCAGGGATCAGACGGGAAGTAGATGATTCCAGGGATAACGCTGCACTGGCTGCGGATAAGGCAAAGGAAGATGTCTTAAAAAAAATGCTGGAAAAATATCAGGACTATGACAGCCAGAGGCGGAAAATCGAAGAAAAATTTACAGCGGATTACCGTTTTCTTTCTTCCCAAAGGACCGAGACGAACAGCAGTGACATAGATGCGGCACTCATTCAGCTCGAAAAGGATAAAAAGAAGGCTTTATCGGCAATTTCATTCGACGAGTTGAAAGATTCCGATTTGTGGACGGCCATATTTTCCGATCTGGGTAAAAAGTCCCTGCCCGTCCTGGAAGAACTCCAGGTCAAAGCCAGGGAGGTTAATACGTCTACCTGGACACCGGAGAATGTAAAGGAATACCAGGAAGCGATCAACCGGCTGGAAAAAGAAATAAGGTCCCGCAGCCCGTTCAAGGCGATCCGGGACGATTGGAACAAACTTCTTAAAGCTATTAAAGGCAAAGACGGGAAAGTCGATAAGAATGCCATATCCGAGGCGCTGAGCAATATCGATGAAGAAATACAGTCGGTGCTTTCTTCCCTTTCCACTGTATCGGGCGGAGTCGGTGATATTTTCGGAAGTGATGCCGGATATGCGGCGGAACAGACTATGGAGCTCGCATCAGCCTTGGGCGGAGTCGCCACAGGCGCGGCCCGCTTTGCTTCGGGGGATATCCTGGGAGGTGTCACCAGTGTTGTCAGCAGTATAGGCAAGGTTTTCGCCATGGGGAAGAAAGTAAAGGAAATGAACCGTCTGGCCCGGGAGGAAAACCAGAAATTCTATGACAATGCCATGGAAGGGGAAAAGGAATACCAGAAGATGGTTCGGGAGCGTTTACGCCTGGAACAGCAGATCGGGGAAACATCCTTAAAATATAATAAACGTATCACGACTGAACTCAAACAGCAATCAGGAGACGTTCAAAAGGAGTATGAAAAAATATGGGCCGAATTGCAGGGGGAAGAGTTCATTTCAGGAAAAGGTTACAAACACGGTACATGGTTCCGTAAGGCCAAAACATGGAATATATATTCTTCCCTGGCAGGCAAGAGCTATGACGATATAGAAAAACTGTATACGGAAGGCCGCCTGGAAGAAAAGGTCGCAAAGTTGTTCGAACAGCTTAAAGCCTTGAAGGAAGAAGGTGCGGATATTGATCAGATGCTCGCCGACCAGGCCGAGAGCATGCGTGAAGCCTGGACGGGAACCACCTCTGACAGTATCGCGGACAGCATACTTCAGGGATTCGCCGAAGGGAAACGCTCGGCGGCGGATTTTGCGGACAGTTTTGAGGAAATGTTGAACAATGCCGTGTTGCAAGGAATAAAGCTAAGGGCTTTGGAAGAACCGCTCCGCCAATGGTACGAGAAATTTGCCCAAGCCAGTGAAGGCGGTCTGACAGAGGACAAAATCGCTTCTTTGAAGGCTGAATATGACAAAGTCATAGAAAATGCGGCCCGGCAGTTGGAAGAGGCCGAGAAAATTACCGGACTCGATATTTCCGGTGTAACGGGAACCAGCCGGCAGGCGACAGCTAAGGGCATAGCATCCATGAGTCAGGATAGTGCCAACGAACTTAATGGTAATTTTTATGCGTTGCTTATAATGGCGGATAAGACCTGCCAGGGAGTAAATTCGATTCAGTCAATGATTACGGAAGGATTGAGCGTTCTGGGTCGGATCGAGGAAAATACGTCCCATTGCAAGCGTCTGGAAAAGATTGAAAACGATATGGAAGGTACACGTCGTACGCTTCAGGAAATATTGAATAAGGGATTAATTTTAAGGAAAGCGGCATGATCGACAACTGTTACATAGACGGGATCAGTATCTGTAACCGTTTCGGGGTATGGGTGACCAAAGGCGGGTATAACGGCCTGCTTGCCTTCCCGGCAATGAAGGAACCGGAATCGAACGACTGGCCCGAAGAGGACGGTATCGAGGTGGATCTGTCCGACCCGAAGCTGGAGCCGAAAGAGGCGACGATCTCTTTCCTCTCCGACACGAACGACGGGGCGACCGACCTCATTGCCTACCTGTCCGGACCGGGTTGCCATACGTTTCGCATCCCTTCCCTGGGGCGCGAATGGCGGCTCCGGCTGTCGGCCCATCCGGCAAACAAGGTCTATCCGCTGTCGACCGCCTTCAGCCTGAAGTTTGTCGAGGACAACCCGGTGCGCCCGGCTTCGGAGGGATTGCCCGCGCCGGGGCTTTGGATGCCGGAGAGCCGCTACAAGCTGGACGGCACACCGTTAGCGACGTATGGCGTGGTGGTCGACGAAAGCCGGAACGCCCTTCTGAAAGCCCCGACGGTGAAAATGAACCTTTGCCGGAATATAGAGACGGAGGACGGGCAGATTTACGATGCCGACCATTTAGTCTTCCAGAAGAAGGAGGTAACGTTCAAATGCCATTTGAAAGCCGCTCGAATGGCGGATTTCTGGAACTGTTACAACAGCTTCCTAACGGCATTGATTCAGCCGGGCGAACGGCATCTCTATGTGGAGGAGATCGGCAAGGCATACCCTTGCTATTACAAAAGCGCGGCTACCTGGAAGCTGTTGACGCTATGCGGCCCCGTGATGGCGCAGTTCGACCTGACATTGGTCTTCACCAGTTTCCGGCTTTACGAGACGGATTACTTCCTGGCTACGGAATCAGGCGACTGGATCGTAACCGAAGACGGGGAATTTTTTATAGACATGAAATGATATGACGGGACAAGAAAGAAAAATAAAGATCAGCGAGCTTCCTCCGTCCGTGACGTTCAACGGGCTTTGGACACTTGGCTATCAGGAAACCAAAGGAAAGCGGATGAGTGTGAAAGTCAGCTTGAGCGAAATACAAACGGCTTATGACGATATGCTTTCCGCAACGGAAACGGCCCGGACGGCAACAACCGATATGCGCCGGCTTGAAGCGACGGTAGAGGAAAAAGAGGATGAACGGGAAAATTTCTATTCTCGTTCCCAGGCGATGGTACAAGGTTGGAGTAATGACGAACAGGCAAGAAAAGACGCGGAAGCCTCTCGCCTCGAAGTGGAAGCTGAACGGGTGGAGGCCGAAACGGAGCGTAAAAAGGCAGAAGCAGCCAGAGTTGAAACCGAGGGAGTTCGTATTGTCGAAGAACAATTGCGTATAAGAGCGGAAGATGAACGTAAAGCTGAAGAGCTTATTCGCCAAAAGCAGGAAGAAGACCGAGAAAACGGGACATTGGAAGCGATACTCGATGCGGAAGCCGCTACAAACCGTTTGAATGCTTTGTCCGACCATCGTGACGAAATCAGGGACGGATACTGGTGGCGTTGGGACGAAGAAACGGGTGAATGGTACAATACGGGTGAGATCGCAAAAGGGAATGTCATGTTTGCAACGTTCGAACTCGACCCTTTCACCGGGATATTGACAATGTTCACGGATGAAGAATATACGGGCGCAAATTTCTTTCTTGACGAAAATGGAATATTAACAGTAGTAATTTGATTATGACACAGGTAAGAACGATACTTGGCAAGGTGGGTTTTACCCCCAAAGGGGCCTGGGATGCAAAAAAGAAATACGACCGTCTGGATGTCGTGTCGCAGGCAGGAGCCAGTTTTTTGTCGCTATCGGATGAAAATACGGCTTTGCTTACGGATGCCACGAAATGGATGGTGATAGCCAGTAAAGGGGGTAAAGGAGATCAGGGATATACCGTACAGCTGAAGATCGGCACAGTCGGTTCGGGGGATCAGCCCTCTGTCAGTTTGACCGATGCCGGTGTGGATGAGCAGGGAAATCCCGTCAAAGAAATAAACTTTGTCCTCAAAAGAGGAAAAACAGGATATACCCCTATAATTGAAGTAGGTACGGTTACCACGGTTGATCCTAAAAACGAGGCAACCATAGAGTTGATCGACAATGGCCTGTCAGAAGAGGGGGTGCAAAAGTATCTCCTGAATGCCTCAATACCCCGAGGAGAGACCGGATTGCCCGGCAAAGGAGCCGGGAACGTGTATGTTATTGGTGACAATCTGGAAGTCGGGAAAAAATATTTGTTTGTCCCGGCGGCTTCCGGCAGTACGGAAGGGTCTTTTATTGAATATGTCCCACCGACCATACCGGAACATCCGTCTTTTTCCACCCGCTCTTCCGGCCTTTATAAGATCACGGTGAACAATCAGGGAC